AATATAACTTGCTGTAGCAGCACCATTAGCAGCACCACCGCAGCCACCACTATTACCAATAGGATTGCTACCTCTTCCGCCATAGCCACCGCCGTATGCAGTTATTATTGTGCCGCCACCACCGCCTCCAGCTACTAAACTATTACCGCCGTTGGTTGAATTGCTGCTTAATGGGTTGTTTTGGTCGTAATTGCGATCATATAATCCGCCTGCGCCAACTGATACTCCAAGCAAATCTGTTCCATATGTTCTATTGAAGTTGTAAAGGTCGACGTCGTTCAAATAAACATATGCACCAGCGCCAGCACCTTGACCAAACTCAGTAACCTGTGGATTTGTTGTTATATTTGTTAAGTTTATGCCGCCGCCACCACCGCCGCCAACTACTAAAATATCTGCTTTACTATACATCAATCTTTCTGGTGTCAAGTCAACATTGGTATCAACAAATATACCGTCCCAACTTTGGGCATAGTCTCTATCGGTGCTGGTTAAACTAAAGTTACCACTAGCTGTGAGATAATTATCTGGTGCAACAAAAATATTTCTTAATTCGTATGTGATTGTATCTGTATCAGGATTAACTGCAATTCCATGATAAACTATTTGCGGTATAATAGAATTGATTTCTGCTTTTGTTCCGTATAACTCCAATGTGCTCTGATAAGGATAATCAAAATTTGGTTGAATATCCCATCCTGTGGTATCTACAGTATCAGGTATACTCATTAAATTGTTTGCATTGCTGTTTAAAACCAATTTATATACTTGATCTTGTGCAACATCTACAATAGTCAGCGGATCTACTGCAAAAATATTTGTTTGATCGCCTCTTATATAATTTCTTACAACAGTTTCGTTGGCTAATTCAGGTGATGTTTCAACAACTGTAACATTGTAGTTTTGTGCATGTGTAATTATGGTGTTAACGTCATTAGGATCAGGGTAACTTACAGTAATAGTAAAAACAAAGTCTGTCTCTTGGTCAATAAACGTAAATTTTGTGTTATTTAAAATATACAAAAAATCATTGTTTGTTTGTATTTTTTCAGCAAAAAACAATTTTGGATTACCTTCCCAGGGAAGAAGTTCAGGATTACCTTGTGTTTGTTCTGGATTGCTGCGAAATCCCACTGACCTAATTGGCAAAGGCCATTCGACTTCTGGATTTAATGCTGCATCAAAATCAAATTTAATAGTGATATTTTCTGTTGTTTCGTCATCTAGACTTTGTAAATTTGAAAGACTACCATTAAAAGTGTTGGGAATTGAAAACTCAACGTCTTCAACTATGCCAAAATTGTGATCAGCTAAAGTTCCTGAAAATTCAATATTATAAGGTCTATCGTCCTCAAAGGTAATACCTGAGTTTTGTGCGTAATAGTTGAGTTGTTCTAAAGTGTTCATGTGACGTTGATCTCCTCTACAGGTATGCCTGCTCCGTATCTAGTGTTGGTCATGTAATCAAACAAACAATCACCAGGTAACGTCATGCTGTTATTTAAGTGTGCTGTAACTGGTGGTAATCCTGTGACGTTTTTGGTTGGGCTATACTTGACCTTGACCACCATAAACACCAATTCTTCCATGCTGTCTGTGCTGCTCCAAGTGGGTATAGTTGAGTTTGCTGGGCTCGGTGCGCCCACTGGAAAGTCTTCTACGCTGGTTTGATTGGCACTGCCGTTGTTGTAGCAGTATATCTCAACCAATCCAGCCACGCTACCATCTTGCTTGCTGTTGGCATCCACAGTGTATGCTATGGTAACACCATCACTGTCAAACACCACACGTTGGTTGTTCCAATACACATCTTTGAAAGTGATCTCACTGGGTTCACCTGAGATCTTGTTGCCTGTGCGTTCACACAGTGTGAGCACATACCACATGATGGTGTTGTTGTTGGTCATCACAGTTTCAGTGAGTTTGCCACCCAACCATGCTTCTCCATACACCACTGGAATAGGATTGTTGGCATCTGCAGACACTTGCATTCTAACACCCATGTCTGGCTCTGGTGGTGTTGTGCTGGTGTTGCTGCTGAGATTACCATCAATGTCTATGGTTGGATTGCTGCTGTTCACTTGTTGTGCTGCTGCCTTGGCTTTTTTTCTAGTGAGTATGCCACCAACCACACTGCCAGCAATGTTGCCTGCTAGGTTGCCCGGTTTGCCACTTTGACCCAGCACACCTCCTAAAAATCCACCAATGCCACCTCCGCCAGTGACTTTGTTGAATATGTCTCCTAAACTGCTAAAAAAACTCATCGTGTTGTTCCATATCGTGGATGTGGATTTGGTGATCCAAAGTTGAAGTTGGTGTTGCGTATTTTTGTGATTCTTGAGAAAGCAGTGTCATTGGGAAAATAACTCTGTTGGCTTGACAGGTTGGTTTTTCTACCACTCACCAAATTCTGCAGTCTGTTGAGATCACTAACAGCATTGAACACAATTTGAAATGTGCTGCTGCCAGTGGAGAATGTTTCTCTAAATGCCACACTGTCTATTTTACCTGAGAACTTCAACACAGGTGCATCAATCAACTCACCACTTGCTGGGTTGATCCAACCTCTGCGTATTTGCACTCTGCTGCCTTTGACATCATCACTGAGGCCACCACTCAAGTTCTCACTGGGTATACCACTGATGCTGATGGTCATGTTGCTGCGTGTTGCACGTATGCTGCTGACAGCTGCACCCACACCCAACAAACTTCCCAAACTTGCATAAGTTTCACTGTCAACAGTTCTTGGTCTATCACTGTCACTGAAGCGCAGTGGATTGTTGGGTATGTCTAAGAACACATACAGTTCTGTGCCAACACTGATAGGATATGCACTTAGGTCTGTCATCTCAGCACCTCGTAAAACACAAAGCTGCCGCTCCAGTTTACCAAGTTGTAATCAAATATGTTCCACTGTGGCATGCTTACACATATCACATCCCAGTTGGTGCTGCTGCCAGCATCGATGGTGTAACTGCCACTGCTTTCTAGTATTGCTCTGTTGAGCTTGACTGTGACTGGTGCTGATCCAAACCAAGTTGCGTCTTCGGTTACAGTGTAAGCGTTGTGGCTGGTGCTGCCAGTCTTGATGTTGAGCACATCTCCTGCTGCCAACAGCGGTGCTGGACCTGTGATGTTTGCACCGCCAATGCTGGTTACATCAAACTCTGTGTCATACTGTGTTGCACTGATGCTCCAACCTGTGCTGCCACTTGCTTCACCCTTGTAACCTGAGATGTAATCCTGTGGTATGCTGATGGTGTCTGTGGTGTGCAAACCCTGTGCTTCATATGCTGCAATATGTGGTCTTGCATCTGAATATCTGTATCCTACTGGCATTTCTACCGAGAATCTATAGGTGTATCCACCTCTTACCACACTGCTAACACGATTGCTGCGTGTGACTGTTTGTGCCACTGTGGGCCTGTGATCTATGCTTATTCCGGCACAGTTGTCAATTATCCATTGAAACGACATTATGCAAAACTCCTACCGCCTCTTTGGGCTACGCTGTATATAAATTCTGGGTCACGTGCAACCAACTGCTGGAAGCTGGGTGCATCCACTGCGTTGATTGTTACGTTGAGGTTTCTACCCCCACCGGCACCAGGGCGAACACTGGCTGGACCCATAACCATCTCTGGTCCTCTTTCACCTACAATACCATAGTTGCCTGCTGGAATGTATCCACCATTTGCAAAGAAGCCACTGAAGATGTTTTTGATGCCATTGCTGATGTTGCCAAATATTCCGCTGCTGGTGTTGCCACCGCCACCCAACAAGCCACCTAATAAGTCTGTGACAATATTGCCACCGCTGCCGGTGTTGACCACAGTTGATCCACCTCTGTTGAGTTGTCCGGCTAGGTTTGAGAACTGACCAAGTGCACCGTTGATCAATCCAGCAAAGCCACTTGTTTGTGCACTTATCATACCACCTAATTGTGATAGATCTCCACCACCACCAGTTACATCTGCAACAAAGATAGGTGCAGCGGCAGTGTTGCCTCGTTGTGCATTGGTGTTGCTGCTGCCCAACAATCCACCTAATCCTAAACTGTCCATCAATCCACCTAGTGGTCCATCTTTGCCACCAATGGTGCTGATGATGTTTCTTACATTACTGCGCAACAGTGTTTCTCCCACATCACCCAACATGTCTCTAAGACTAAACTTGCCTGTTTTTGCAAAGTTAACAATTGCATCTTCAATGCCACGTGTGGTTTTGCCAAATATATCTGCTGCAGTGTTGGCTGCATTGCTGGCGTTGTCAGCATACTCACGGAATGCTTCACTCCATCCATAGCTGAAGCTTCTTTGGTGCTCATAGCTGCGTTCTGCTAATTCAGCTTGGCTGGCTATTGCACTGTTTGCTGCAGCGGTGATGGTGTCAATTTGACGCTGAATCTCTTCTGAGTTTTTAGGTGTCATTGCAGCTTGTAGTCGCTCAACTTCACGTGCAAGTTTGTTCTTGATGTTGTTTTCAATGCTGCTTATTTGACGCTGCAGCGGATCCATATTCAGCTGACGGAATTTCAACTCTGCATCAGCTACACCACTGTTGAGATCTGCAATAAAGTCACTGCTGCGACTCTTGAGGTTTTCCATTTCTCTTGCTGCAGCACGAGTCGCACTTGCAGTGTTGTTGGTGCTGGTGCTGAGTCCAGCCATAGCATCATCCAACTGAGATATTCTACCACGTGTAGCTTCTAGTGCTGCTTGATATTCTGGTGATTGTAATAGTTCTTCATCACGTATAGCCAACAACTTCTCTAGTGTCTCACTCACACGAGCATGTTCATCACTGAGTTTTTGGCTTGCTGGAATGTTGCGTTCGTATTGCTTGGTAATTTCGCCCAATGCAACACCCATTTGTGTGAGTGGTTCCAACATTTCTCTGCGTGCAGCTTGTGTTGCAGCATCAGCAGCAACTTGTTCTTGTGCTGCAGCTAGTTCTTCTTGTCTTGCTGCAGTTAATTCTTCAATGGCACGTATTTGGTCTTGGATAGCAGCACGTTCTTCGCCGCTGAACAAGCCTCTTAATCCGCTAACATCACCGAAACGATTTTTTAGTTCTGCTATTGCGATGTCAGCTCTGATTGCGCCTTGTTCAACACTGGTAAACAGATCACCCAAGCTTAGTGCTTCAAGACTTTGACTGGTGTTAAACAAGTCAGCTAGGTCTTGGTTAAGCATCTGCATAATTTCACGGAAATTGCTGCTGATACCTAAACTGTTGTCAATCTTTCTAGTGATCTCGTCAAAGGTTTGACCCATCAGTGTGCGTGTTTGTTCAGTGGTGGTGTTGAGACTTGCAAAAACAGCATCAAGGTTTTCTGCACCTTCAACCATTTTAAAGAATGTTTCGGCAGTGAGTTCACCGCTTTGGCTCATCTCTCTCAATTGACCAACAGTAATACCACTTTCACGTGCCATAATAGCAAGTGCTGGACCTAGTGCTTCAACGATGCTGTTGAATTCATCACCACGCACTGTGCCGCTTGCCATAGCTTGACCGAACTGTCTAATAGCACCAGCTGCAGTGTTGGCATCAGCACCTGAGATAGCCAGTGCTTTTTGGAATGTTTCTGTGACCTTTACAACACTTTCGGTGCTGGCACCCATAGCCTCTGTGCTTATCTTCAACTTGGTAAACAAGTCTACTGTGTTGCTAAGCTCACTGGCAGTTCTAGCACTTACACCTTGTAGTGCGGCAAATGTGCTGTTGAGTTCTGATTGTCCGCTGGTAACCAACCTTAGTTGGTTGGTCATAGTTTCGTATTCTCGGTTCACACGTGATATTTGTTGAATTGCGGCAGCAACACCACCAACAACCAATGCACCACCAATCAACCCTTTGAGATTGCCCAGTGTGCCACTAAGTTGTTTTACACTGTTTTGTGCATCTTTGGTGTCAACTACAACACGATAGCGATCTGTTCTTGTAACCATTATAAGGCTCCCATTATTTTCTTAACTTGAGCAACAAACCAGCGCCATGTAGGCTCGCTCATACCTGTGGGTGCTTGTTTGCTCCATCCATCTTCAAGCCTGCTGGCGTATGGATAGTCAGCGTGAATGGTGTCGCCACGTAGTTGAGTTTTGCGTCTAGCGTTGCCGCTGCGCTTGGGTGTAACACTTACAAACTTCTGTTTGGTTTCGCGAGGCAACCTCTTGAACTTTACAGTTTTCTTACGCAAACTTGGCGCTATTTGTATGCTTACACGTTGTATACTCAACTTCTTACCTTTGCTATCATAGCCTGCATCTCTTCAATGCTGGGCTGTGGCGTGTTGCTGTTGCCAGACTCTGCACGTTTTCTGCACCAGTTTTCGTATCCGATGGCTAGATTGGCACATATTACATCTGTGTTCCAACCTGTTGCCAACAGTTTGCTGGGCAAAACACCATAACGCTTGGCAACAAAATCTAAAGTTAACCAAGCGTCAAGTTGTGGTGTCATGCGGGCGTAGTCTGGCTCTTCGGGTTTCCCAAGCGAATCACCACTCCGTTTACGGCAGCAATTAAAACATCAATTGGCAAAACGCCATCTGGTTCAATCATTTGTGTGCCGTCTTCATTGAGGATCAATGGAACTACTACACCTGCAATAGCCGTGATGTTGTTGCCATCAACTTGGCTGAGTGCCATGTATGTTTCCATGTTTTGTCTGTCATATATGTAAAATTCAATTGGTTCGCCGTAGCGTTCTACAATTGCTGGTTGATCTAATACCACGTTAATTAATTGTGGTTTTGCTGCTAATTCTGATAATTTCATTTCTGTAAATCCTTTGTTCTATCAATCAATGAGTTTGCTAACATGACTAAAAAACTCAACCTACTGCTGGCTTTTTTCAAATCATTGGCTGCACAATTCACTTCGTTGCGTGCTTTGGCAATCTCTGCTAACAAACTTTCTAGTAGTTCTGCATCTGTCTTAGTATTTATGGGGTCTGACATTCTATCAATCTTTTGGTTGGTGACTAAGGGGGACATTATCCCCCTTAGAAATGTTTACGATACAGTGTAATCGCTGTCCACTGTGATGGTGATTGGTGATACCCAAACAGGTGCGTCAGCACTTACTGTTGGAGCAAGACCAGTGATGTAGCCAGTTCCAGTTAGAGTTTTACCGGCGCCGCCTGTGTCAGTGTCACCCATGTAAAGTTCAAACTCAATTTTGTTTTTTGAAGTGCTAAGACCAAACACACCTTGAGTTTGTGCTTCTTCGCCTGCGGCTGTTGCACCAAAGAATGTGTCCTGGTCTAGAACCAAGTTCATGCTGAGACTGTTTGTAGCAGTTGTAGCAATTTGCTTTTTACTAGCTGCGTCTAGTTGTGTCCAGGTAAAGACATCGTTAGCAGCGTTAACTGTAACATCTTGTAGTGCCGGCAGATCTAATCCGTCAGTATCACCAGATACTTTCAAGTTTAGTGTGACCTGTGGACCACCTACTGTATCACCTGGGGCTGGATAAATGTAAGCCATTGTAAGTTCCTTCCTAATGGTTAATAATGGTTTTCACAAAAACCCAATCAACAACTGTAAGCAAACTGTCATCTACATATTCTGTTTGCACACCAGTGGTTTTCTGGTTGTAGCCAGTGATGTCACTGGATATGCGAATACTTTTCAATGCAGTCAACAGTTGATTGTAGTTGCTGGGTAGAGTTTTTGCGTCTGTTGCAATATATGCAGTAACAGTAATGGTCTCATTGACTGGACCATTACCGTCTAGTGTGTTAAACAAAGGTTCTTGTTCGGTCTGTGGTAGATCCACATAAACTTTTTTAAAGTTCTGTAGATACAATGGGACACCGTTTTGATCAAATGGTAACTTGCTGCTGGTGCTGAATCCATCAACAGCAATGTTGTCCACTAAACCAAGTATAAGGTCTCTCATCTGATTCTCCTTGGGTTAATATAACCCTGTTGGAATTCGTCGCTACTAACAACTTCATCACCGTCAAAATCATACCAATCTCCTGCAGTAATAAGTTGACTAAGCAAATTGTCATACTTTTGTTGATAGAACCCAATCTTCTGACGCTCTGCATCGTCTTCGCTGCCAAAGTCTGCAACTTTAGGCAGTATACTTTCATGCAATGCATGAAATACACAGAGGTCTGTGAAGTCATTTCGTCTATTCAGTATGCGTTTTGGGTCAACTGCTGGTGTATCAATGCGATTTTGCATTTTTACACCTCTGCGTTGGTTGTAATCAAACCACCAACTACTACTGCGTAGTTGATTGAGGATACTTTCAGTTGATCTAACCAAAGTATCCTCAACCACAGACTGATCCAGGCCTTCATTTTCGGCGAACAATCTACTGTCCTTGTTGGTTACATCGCTGTAATCAGCAAAACTGTAAACTGTATTAGTGTCTTCAATGAAAGCCATGTTCAATATCCTTTATTAAGCTGCGTTTTTAACCCAACGACCACGTGTGCCGTCAACTACGCCAACACCAGCCATCAAGCTTGCAACACAGTCAACACCTACAGCTTCTGCACGGCGTGCAATCTCTAGGTCAACGTTTCTCTGCATACCAATGCGCATTGCGTCTTGGCCCATGATTGCTACACCGTTGTCGAGGTAACTTGTGACGAACAACTGAACGCCCATGATGTTACCAAAGAAACCACTGCGTAGTGCTTGTCCTTGGAATAGGTCACCACCAGCAAATGCTGTTGAACCAATTGCTGTCATAAGACTTGCATAGTCTGTTGCACTTACTAGACCAACAAGTTGACCAGTTTCGCCTGCGCCGCGGATTGATCCAACAGCTTTAGCAATGTCTGTAACTGTGATTGTGTCAGCAGTGGCTAGGTCTTGTGTTGTTAGACCAGTGCCTGTTCCAGCTTTGATTGCTGTCATAACTGCAGCGTCAAAGCTTGCAGCAACACTCATACCCAAGCTACGACCGATTTCGTTTGGATCGATGTTACCAAGGTCACGAACAACACTGCGTGCTGCGTAAAGTTTTGCAGCAATTGGTGTTGAATCAATTGTTGGCAAGATGTTGGCAATGTCGCCAGTTGATGTTGCTGGGGATCCGCCATCGTTTTCAGCACCAACAACTGTTGCTGCGCCTTTTGCGATTGTTGGAACCTGTAGAACGCCGTTTGGTGCGTTAACCACTGGAATGACTTCTCCGCCTAGGAAAAGTGATTGCTCATGTGCTGAGTAAATTGTTGCTGCTTTCGCTGGAACGAAAAGATCAGCACCGTTTAAACCTGAAATATAGTCTACCATTGTAATTGCTCCTTAATATGGTTTATATTAGCCCTTTGGTTCGGGCTTCTTTGTAAAGTTTTCGATGTTCTGGATTTGTTAAGTCCAATTCATCAAGGTTAATACCGCCATTGTTACGAGGAGCATTTGTGTTGCTCTTGGTGTTTGTTGTTGCCGGGCTTGGCTGAACAAAGTGCGGATTCGAATCTAAGAATTCTCGCACTAATACATCAACACTTAATGGTTTTCCGTGGTCATCATAACGCACACTACCATCATTACCTAACACTTCAACATCACCGACATCATTGAGTCTTACACTTTGTGATAGCAAACTTTTTACTTGTTCTGGTGCAACAGCTTTGTATCTAGCTGCAGCATCAAGTATAGGTGAGTTAACACGGTATTCCTTAATGATACTGTCTCGTTTAACAATTTCAGCGTCTTTGGCAGCCATCTTTTCTTGAAGTGTCTTTTCAAATTCACCACGCTTGATTTGCTCTTGTGTTCTGCGTTGTTCTGCATCTGCTTTGAGCTTGCGTAAGTCTTCTGGATCACCTAGATCAGCATATTGCTTTTCATATTTTTTGGCGAGACTGTTTTTAAGTCCTGCCATGTGGCGATCAAACTCTTCTTGTGTGTAAGTTTTGCTGCTGTTTTCCTGAGTGTTAGTTTCGGTAGCAGTCTCAGTTTCTGCTGTTTCCATGAATTGTTCGCTCATGTAGCGTGCCTCCTTTATTGAGAGTTGGGATTTTGTATGTTTATTTAGCACCATTTTTATTAGGTGGTGTTTTAGTGGTGATAAATAAAATTGTAGCAAGTAATTCTACTGTTTATTTTAACTGCCATTAATTTAAATTCCTTATACTCCGGGGTTGCTTGCTACACATGTGTTACAGCGCATTAAATAATAAACTATAATCCTTTTAACTAGTTAAGCAGTGTGGGCCTCTCCTGGATCACACTGCTTTTTTTTGGTTGACAAAAAGCTTAATATAAGTATTATTATAATATAACCAAAGTTGCTACGGGAGAAACAAATGAACTTTGAAATACACACAGGTGATAACAAGGACACCTTAAAAAGTCTTAAAGATAACTCAATAGATGCAATTGTCACAGATCCACCTTATGGCATCGACTTTCTTGGCAAAGATTGGGATGCAAACACAGGTGCATTAGAAACATATCAAGAGTGTTTAAGGGTGCTAAAACCAGGTGGTTATATATTAGCGTTTAGTGCTGCAAGAACTTATCATCACTTGGCTTTTACGCTGGAACGTGCAGGGTTTGAAATCCGTGATCAACTTATGTGGTTGTATGCAAGTGGCTTCCCCAAAGCACAGGACATTGGCAAGGCAATACAAAGAAGAAAAGGTGTAGAAGAAACTGAACACAATCCTAATCATCGTTCAAGTAAATCAAGCAACTCATTGTATGAAAGTGGTCATCTAAAAGAAGAAATAACAGGTGATGTTGTATGCACAGATGAACAAGCACAACAATGGTCAGGTTGGAAAACAGCACTCAAGCCAGGGCACGAACCAATCTGTATGGCACGAAAGCCGTTTAAAGGCAGCACCATAGACAATGTGTTGACTCACGGTGTTGGAGCACTCAACATTGATGCTACGAGAGTTGATTGGGAACCAGGCGAGCAAGAAAAAGAACAACTATGGCGTGAGCGTTATATGGCTAAAAATGTGGGTGGTCCAACATTCCAAGAAACAAATATCAAAGAACAAAAGCGTGGTGGACTTGAAGCAGATGCACCACAAGGTAGATTCCCCAGCAATGTAATAGGTGAAGTTGAAGGTTATCANAAGTTCTTCTATTGTCCAAAGGTAAGCCGCCGAGAAA